ATCAGCAATTTTAGCTGAGTCTACAGCCAAGTTAGCAATCTTTGCATTTGTGATATTAGCGTCTGCAATATCAGCAGTTACTACTACAAGCTTATTCACAGAAGCACGATCAATTTTAGCATTCGTAATACTTGCGTCTTTGATCTTTGCTGTATCTACAGAAGCATTAGCGATTTTAGCATTTGAAATACTAGCATCAATAATGTTTGCTGTTCCTACAGCTAAAGTAGCAATCTTAGCGTTGTTAATAGAAGCGTCTTGAATCTGTGCCGTTCCTACAGCAAGGTTAGCTATCTTACCTTGAGTTACAGCCAAGTCTTGAATAGAAGCAGTTCCTACAGCTAAATCTTGAATGTGTGCGGATTGAATTTGTGCCGTACCAATCTTTGCACTAGTGATAGAAGCGTCACGGATTTTAACCTCACTTACTGAACCGTTCCCTAATTTAGAACCAGTTACAGCACCGTCAACTAACTTATCACGGCTAATAGCCCCATCAGCAATTTGACTTTCAGTAGCTAATCCTTCTAAGTCTGCAAAATCTTCTCTAGTAACTTTTTGCCAAGTTCCAGTAGAAGCGTTATAGCGATACATAACATTATTAGAAGTGTTTAACCATAACTGACCGTCTGCAAAATCTCCAGTAGGTTCAGTGTCTTGCTTAATAATGAGTTCTCCGCCTTTACTCCATTGTGATTCACTCATAGAGATTTTTTGCTGTAAAGCTTTAATATACGGGTCTACGTGCAATTCGATAGGAACAAAGTTTCCTAAGTCTACACTGTCTTGTGAAGAATCAGTGTAAGAACGTTTTAACTCTTTGATTCTTCCTTGAATTACAATAGGGTTACTGAACGATTTATCATTGATAATATTAGTATCACCTAATCGAATACGTTTAGCCTCATAACCTGTGATACGTTCCAGAGTAGCAACACTAGCTGTATAGGTAAGAACAGGTGTACAACGATTTGTCAACTCTTTAATAGTTCTATCTTTTAGCTTAGGTTGTGTTTCTGATTCATCATCAATAAAAACACCGAATCTATGTTTTCCATTAATTCCCCACATACTTAATGCGAATCGTGAACCAATCCAATCGCTACCTTGTTCGTGGTAAAAATCTCCATCATCGAATGCTGGTAAAGTTGTTAGATCAATACGAGTACTTGAATCATCACCCTTACCAACACCCACAATAGCCGTAACAATTTGTTCACTATTTTCTGTACGAGATACGTCTACTAAATCATATGAGTAATCAAAACGAACGTCTGTAACGTTTCCACGTTGTTGAACAAAGTTGACTTTCTTATTTACTAACTGAGTTCCTACAAGATCAACAGTGTAGTACATTTCAACTTCAAAAGCCGTTCTTAAATCTTGTAAAGCTTCTAAAACTGTTTTATAGTCATCAATGTTAAAGTCAACATTAATGTTAACATCTTCAATAATACCAGCAGTCCAGTTTGAACTATTAGCTAGAACAGCAGTAACCGCATTTGTCAAGTTAGTACTATTCATTGTCATAGGGCGTTGAACATCACTTAGTAATTCCGTTACAGCAGAGTTTTCACAGAATACATTTTTAATACGTTTTCCGTCACTACTTCCATCTGTAATTTCCTTGATTGTGAATAGTAAATTATTTCCGTCTAAGTCTCTAAAAATAACGTGTCCTTCAACTTGAATCAATGCAGAATCTTCATGATCTGAAGGTACTGAAAACTCATAAGTAGAAACATCTTCTAAACTCTCAGTGTGTAAATCATTGAAATAGGGCATAGCCAAAGGGCTACTATTATTAGCAACCCCTACAGTGTTTTGTAAACTATCTAAGATATATAACATGAATTATAGCCACCTTTCCTTATATCGAATTGACACATCAGCAACAGGTGGAGAAACTATTAAGCCGTTCGTTCCTTTCTTCAAATTAATGAAATCAGAAGAAGGGTCAAGAACTGAGAAAATAGGTTCACCATTCTTAAGAACGATAGCCCGTTGATTGTCAATTGTTACTACGTCACCAGCAGAAAAAATAACAGGTGTTTGCGTATTATTATCTACGTTTCCATCTGTTAACTCTTGTACATTAATGTCTGCTAAATATGCATTATTTACAGGTGTACGAGTACCATAAGCACCAATATGAACCTGAACTTTAGCAAGTTGTTTAGTAAATAATCCTGAACTGTCTAACCATTCTTGATATAATCTTGAAGTGTGATTTCCTTTTGAATCTACTTTTGCGATATAAGCACTCCATTTTTTACCTTTACGGGCAATACGGATAATTCCGTTAAACTGTGCAAATACGCCTTTCTTATCTCCGTAAGATTGGACAATAAATTTACCGCCACTTAAGGCACCTGCCCTTGCCTCAAACATTGGATAGTCACCTTCACTAGCCATATCTTTAAGGGCAATCTTGCCAATTTGTACGTTGTTTGAATCTAATAAGTAAACCTCCACACGCCCTATCTGATCTACAGCTGAGGACTTAAGACCTACAGTAGCATCTACCTGAAAGTCTGTAATAGAACGTGATAACGGTTTAATTCCACTTGCCCCGTGCCATGTTGTACCTTCTCCGTAATCAGAAGATTGTAAAACACTACCATTTGAAGAAAAGCTACCTGTTACAGTTCCTCCGTCTATATTGCTTGAAGAAGTCCAACCTGTGTAACTAGTAAATGAATCTGAAAGCACTTTAGGGTTAATAGTAACCTTAGTCTTTTCTACGCTGTCAGATTGTCCCAACATAACAAATTTATCTTCCGATATAACGGAAATAGAAGTGCTATCAGAACGCATTACTAAATCAATTACAGGGTAAGTATCTACTCCACCGTTATTAACAACGTTGAAAGGGTCTACTGTTGTAACAGTTTGTGTAACTAATTTCTCAGCTACAGCTTCTTTGTAAGGACTAGGAATAAAAAACTCTAATGTTGTTTGTCCAACTCTAAAGAGTTCTTCAATCTCAGAGTCATTTGCTAGTCTTGCCATATATTGTTTATCCGGTTCATCTGCAATAATTAAAGGTTGTAAGTCCTCATGAAATAGCCATTGTGCAAGATCAGTAGATTTCTTCATAATGTCATATTGATCTACACCAATAATCTGAACGTCTACCTTAATCGTTCTAGTTCCAATCTCTACACCAAAATCAATTTCACCAGCACGTCCATATACTTTTTCTGTTTTAGCATCGATTGTAGGTAAGACAGGGTAAGTAACTTTGTTTACTTTTAAATAGCTAGGAATGTCTACACCAGCAAAGTTAATCATTTATTTTCCACCTTTCTTTAATAGATAAAAAGAAAAGGACTAGCCCTACTTAGCGTAGGAGAAAGTCCCTTTTGCACGTTGTGCGATTCTTGTTTTCTTGTCCATTTCAGCGACAATTTTATTAATGTCTGCTTCTTCTCGAATAACCACAGGTTCGTTAAAGTTAATCGTATAGTGATTGCCTCCACTTGCCTTAGGTTCAGTTCCTTGAAGTTTCATTAAGTTCTGTGAAATTGCCTTACTGAACGGTGCCATATAACGCCGATGTTGAATCGGCAAAACAGCTTCATTTCCTTTTTCTCCCACTCCATTACCGCCACCTAGCATTGTAGCACCATTGAAGATACCACCTTTAGCGTGCCAGTTAAGCTTGAATGTAGGAACTTTTACCTTTCCTCCAAAGGCTTGTTTAGAACCAATCTCTACAGAAGGTAGTTTGAATTTAGGAATTGAAATCTTCATTTTGGCAAAAGCCCCAACGATCTGTTTAATGATTTTCAGAACAGTAGATTTTGCTTTCTCTACTGGTTTTTCAATGGCAGTTTTTACCGCATTCCATACTTTTGAAGCCCCACTCTTTACTGCATTAAAGGATTTCATAACAGCATTTTTCAATCCGTTAAATGTTGTAACAGCAAGGTTTTTGATACCCGTAAAGCTTCCACGTAGACTAGAAATAATAGCCTGCCAAACATTGACAATGAAAGATTTCAAGTATTGTAGAACACTGGAAATAGCTGTCTTAATTCCGTTCCACGCACCTTTAACTAAACTTAAGGAACTCTTACCAAATGCCATAATTGGTTTAAGTAATTTACCCATCATGTATAACTGAATCAAGTTCCAAACTAATGTAAGTACGTTTTTGGCAATATTTACAATGTTTGTCCATGCACCTTTCCAGTTACCCTTTAACACGTTAGAGAATAGCTGTATTACGTTTTGGATAATATTTAAGGCAGATGTAATAACGTTCTTAATGTTGTCCCACGTTCCCTTAATGATAGTTAAGATAAGTGGCATTAAGGCAGAGATAATAGCCCAAATTAACTTAAAGGCAGTAGCTACAACCGGATAGATATATTTCATACAGAAATCAATTGCAGTCTTGATTAAATCCCACCCATCAGAAGCGATAGAAATAATCTGAGGCATGATTGAAGATATGAAACTAGAAATCCCTTGAAACGCTGTAAGTACAGCCATCCAAATAGTTGTTAAGATCGGTAGAATAGTAGCAGAGTGATTTTGCCACGCCTGACCCATCCATTGAACACCAGCAGTTACCACATTGACTACACCTGAAACAGCTTGACCTAAGAAATTCATAGCATTACTAAATAGTGGTAAAACCACATCAGCAATGTTTCCTACGATTGTAGAAATAGCGTTACCTAGAGTAGTCCATAGATTTGTCATAGTTCCTGAACCACCGGTTACATTAGCAAGTAAATCAGTGAATGCCGATTTCAAGCCGTTCCATGCTGTCATGACAGGTGTTACAAAGTTATCAACTACAGCCGTTTTAACCCGTGTCCAAATGTTTGTAAACGCAGAAGCGAACGCTGTTGAGTTAGTCCAAAGTTGCTGAATCGCAACCCACAGCCCAACTAAGGCTACTGATACCGCCACAGCTACACCAACTACTGCAAGGAATCCTAATACAAATGGTGCGATAACAGCCCATAAAGCACTAAACGCTAAAGCTACACCTTCTGTCAAAACACCAGTCGCAGCTAAAGGTGCTAAAAGCGTTCCGAATACCATAGTTAGCATTCCAACCCACATAATCATATTAAAGATTAACGGGTTCGCAGATGAAAAAGCCTGTACCATATCAGCGATTTTAGTTACAAAGTTCATCACGGCTACCATAGCAGTAGCAAATGAATGTATAAACGGTGCCATTGCATCAACTAAGTGTGATTTCATTCTGTCAAATGCTGGCATTACCCTTTCATCTACAGCACTTGCTAACTTAATCATTCCTAAACCAGCAAGTCCACCAGCGATACCGAATACAAGTAATGCACCTCTAGCACGTCCAATACCTTGTGATAAGAAATTCATTCGATCTGTTAAATCTTTAAGAGTAGCATTAGGCTTTAATCCAGCTAAAGCAACGTTAAGAACAGTACCACGTTTAGCAGTTTGTTCCATTCTGTTTCCTAAAGCTAGGAACTGATTTGTCAAAGGTGCTAGGTTAGTATTCTGTGCAAATGACTGCATCAACTTTTGAGATTGTGTAGTTTTCGCTTGAAGTACTGCATTAGCCTGACTCATATTAGCTATAATTCTTTGACTATATTGTTGGTTCAGAGTAGCGAAACCTTGTGTAGATTTCCCTGCCTCTCTTAGAGATTGAACATATCTTTGTAAGTGAGAAGGTAAAGCAGAAAATTCATCTTTGATTTCCTGTGAAACTTGTCTACCAACCATAGAGAAGTTTTCATATTCCTTCTGTGCTTGTTTCAAAATCTTATACTGACTTTGCATATCAGTACCTAGACGTTTAGCCATTTCACTAGAAGATTGTCCCATCCGTTGAAAGCTACTTGTCGATCTACCAGCAGTAGATGAAATAATATCTTCCATTCGTTGCATAGAAGCGTTAACGTTTCCTAGCCCACTAGCCATTGCGGTAGTAGAAGCTTGAACCGTAGTTTGCATATTTGTAGTAGCTTGTCCTACTTTACTTCCTAGAGAATCAATATTCTTAGCTACTTGTTTTAACTGTCTATTAAACTGTCTAGTATCCAATGTCAAGGAAACTAAAATATCAGCTAAATTTGCCATTCACTCACCTCCAAAATACAAGAAAAAAGGATAGCCAAAGATAAAATCTATTCATCTTTAACTATCCCTTTCTCACTTATTCTTATTAAATTTTTCAATTAACTCATTCAGCTTTTTATCTTTTTCTTCTTTATCTATTGTTTTGAATGTACTTTCTGAATCCCTAGAAATTGGTTCCCCGTTTTCATCGAAATTTGACTTGTACAACTTGTCAGCTTTTACGCCTTTTTTACCGTAGTTTCCACTAGCAGTCATTAACAAGCTTGTTTGCCATGCTAGGCGTTGCATTTCAATATCTTGATCTAATGCATTGTAATATAACTTTGCATCAACCATATTCCAAAATTCAGGAAGGGTTAAACTGTATAGCTGGTCAGGCATTAAACCTAACAAGCCATAACCGTAACGTTTAACATCCTTCCAATTTAGTTTTTTACGTCACCCATAGCGATAGCTAAAGCGTCTTGAACTTCTTTCATGTTGTCCATATTAATTAATGAACCTACTTGACGTTCAGTTAATTCTTCATCTTCGTGTCGTAGTCCAGCAGTTAATAGAGTTCGCATTGCTTTAATAGACATTTTTTCGCCTAATTCAGCAAGTGAGAAACCTAAGCTTTCCTCTACATCAATAAGTGCGTTAAGATCGAATTTAATCACTCGTTCTTTATCTAACATAATAGTTGCTTCTCCACGTTGTACATTTGCCATAATAAATTCCTCCAATAGTAAGTATGTTTAATTTAAGCTAATTTAAGTTAAGTTATTTTACATATGCGTTAACAGCATCGGTAACAGCTTTTACATAGTTGTTAAATTCAGCGTTAACAGTATTTCTTCGACCAACACGGGTATTCGTTCCAAAGAAAGCATTACGCTGTGCGGTACTCAATTCTAACTGAACACCTAGCCCACGTTTATTAGCGTTAACTAAGTTGTCAGGGTCTTGCCCTGTAATTGGTGACTCATCCGGTTCAATCTCAGCACTAAAACCAGCACTTCTAAGATTGTCATAGATCATGTGTTTTAGTTCTAAATCCATACCGCCACATTTAGTATTCTTAACTGTATCTGAGTAACCATGATAGGACACTGTATAAAAAGAATTTTTAATTATCCAAAGTCCGTTAGGTTCATCAAAGTTAGTACTAGTAATGTGCAAGTCTGTATTTCCACTAGCTTTCCAACCTTCAAAGCAGTAATAGCTATGTTCGGTACCAGCAGAGAATAAACACAATTCAGTAGCCCCTGATTCTATGCCTCCACCGTGCGGTGTTACATAGGCGATCTTGGAAGGACGTACACCATATAAAAGGTGGTAGTCCTGTCCATATTTATTAGCCTGTCTTAGTTCTTTATAATTCTTGTATAAGTCTGCCATTTATTAACCTCCTAAGCCTCTAGTATTAAAGCTACTTCCATATCGTTATTAGCAATTACTCTTACGTAACCACCGTTAACCTCGTAGCTAATATATACAAGTTTGTTAGTTGGAATAATATAGGTGCTTACGTCAGTCCATGCTAAACCGTCAGAACCTTCTTGGATTGTGACAGTCGAATCCTCATTCTCAGTCATGAACCTAAATGAAACCCCTTCGTTACCTCTTACATCTAAGGTAGGTGAGTAGTACTTACCTTCACTTAAGGTAAGCTGAGGTACGGTTAGAATCTCATCATACGCTGGGTGTTTCTAACAGTTCTCCACTTCCTTCTAAAGTGGCAGAAAATGTCACTGCATCATCAGCAGGTGCTTCTAAAGGAAAGTCTGTAATTAAAGCTTTACCTGTATAAGTAACACCAGCAATTTCAGTTTCTACATCGATTTCAGCACGGTTTTTGAAAGCGTCTGATAATGCTTTATAACCAGCATCGCCCACTACCATAAATGAATCCATTTCTACAGACCATTCTTTAATTCCACCAATTTTTGTCATCCAGCCGTTACTTGTCTTATCAGTAGTTTCAATGACATCCATTGATCTATTGATCGTACAACCT